CTCATAATGTTCATAGTGTTACAGTATAATTATAACGAAGAAAATTACACATGCAAATATTCTAGCAGAAATGTCAGGGTTCGTCAACTTCGTGAGATTCCATTTCAGTATAATTATAATCAGATATCATTGCAAACAACCTGTTTCTAAGGTATTTTAAATATTCTAATTCCTCTATTGGTCTAACAGGAGGACCAGGAAACATCTCTATGTGACTACAAACAATATTATAAAGCATACGAACTTCCTCAATTCTCATTGAGTATTGACAAAACCAATCTCCTTCATCTTTAGGATATGGCTCTTGGTTTTCGCCATCGTCAGTTATCATTATGCAGATACCGTGTTGTTAGCAGAATTTCTTCTTTGATATGCTGCTGGTGTTCTTGTATTGTTATTAGATAATCTTGCTTGAAATGCAGATGGTGTCCTTGTTGAGTTATCAGTTTTTCTTGCTTGATAATCTGCATTCCAGTTTTTAAATGTTCTAGTAGCCCATCCCTCTGTACCTGAGAAATGATTCACAGTGCTACTACCTGGTTGAGGACTGACAGCATTACAATCTTTATCGTTTCTTTGATATGCCATTAGCGTTTACCTCCATTCATTTGCTTGAGCATTTTTTGTAACTCTGATGTAGAACCTACAAACATAGCATTGTTTGTAACATTCTTAGGACCTTTCTTCTCTTCATCTAGATCTTTGACTTTCTTTTGGAGATCCATAAGTTTGTCAGTCATGTCTGCTACCTGTTTCATGGCGTTTGTAGCGACTTCATATGCTCTTGGATGCCCTGACTCCTGTGCAACCTCTAACGCTCCTTGTACCGCTTCCTGACCCTGATCTATAAGTCTATAGAGTTCTGCTCTCGTATACTCATAGTCTTTTTCCCTATCTTCTGCGACATCATTTGATAGTTGCTTCTTCTTTTCTGGTTCTTTAGATACATCAATATCTAATATATCTTCCATGTTTTCTTCTAAGCTTTTCATAAGAATGTCATCCCTTCATTAAATCCAAAGTCATCATCAGCAGTTACTAATGCGTCATCAGCAGCAGTAACTTGACCATCTTGGTTGATGTCTGTTTTTGCTTTGGGTGTGTAAGATAGTTCAACGTGTCTCTTATTGACATTAGTATCACCAATAGTTTCAATAATACGAGACTTACGAATAACATCTGCCTTGGTGTAAGGACCGTAGATGTAAGACTTAGCAGTAAACTGCATTGTGTAGGTTATACTACGTCTTGTACTAAAGTCATCTTCCCAATCATCATCAAAGTCTACACTATTCAATACAACAGCAACATCTCTAACTTCATCCATATCAGGAATGAACTTTAAACTCATACTAAATGAGGGTTGAAAGAAAGGAAGTATCTGTTCTAGTATTTGTAATCCGTCATCTTGAGACTTACAAAGAATACCAACTTCAAATGAAATATTGTATGGTACAGGTACATACTGAGTTCTCACTTCATTACCGTTATCGTTAATAACAGTCTTGTACTTTTGTGTGGCAGGTGTTTTTCTTGCAGCATCATAATCAATACCAGTCATTTCAAAATAAATTCGTGGTAAAGTAATTGCTACTTTTCTACCATCAGTAGGGTTACCTTGCAGTCTGTACAAGAATTTTTGTTTAGGACCGTAGGCAAGAGGAACTTTCTCTGTCTCAATAACTTGACCATCAACTATTTTTTTGAGTTCAATGTTATTGAAAAGAGTACCAAATGAAACAACAGTTTTTCTAACTGCTTGATTATAAAATTGTGTTCCTAACATCAGAAGCTACCTGTATAATTACCAAATTCACCAAATGGGTTTGTTTCTCCCCAATCAATTAATTCATCTGCACCTTGTTCAATCGCTTGGTTCTGATCGTACTCAGTGCTTTGATTATCAATTGTAGAGAATGTCCCTAATGTATATATGGCGTTAGATTCAACCCCTCTAATCATATCACCATCAATAAAGTTACCTGTGCGGTTCATAACTTCAAGTGTATACGTCACGCCATTCCAGTCAGCAACTTCGGCAATCGTAGCACTCATTAGATCATATAGAATTGCTTGTCCACCACTTGTAGTAGTTTCTTCCCATGCATTGATGATGTATCTCACATTAGCAGAATCATAATAGAAGTAACCAGGTGTAGTCGTAGCAGTTGTTCCATTATATTGATAAACATAACAAATACGTTTATCTTCAAACTTCCAATAGAAATATTTTTTCTGTGTAGTAGTAGCAAACACAGGATCAAAACCACCACTACCAGTTACAGTAATAACTTTATTAGATGAAGTCCATGTTCTTCCTGCACCTTGTGCAGTAAATCCACCTATAACTACATGTTCATCATTGAGGAATTGAACTGCTTCTGGTGGTGCGTCTATAGTAATCGTTGGAGGATTTAGATTAGTTGGATCATATCCACTACCACCATTAACAATCGTAAGAGTAACAACACCACCATCCATAATGGATGTTGTGATAATTCCTCCAGATCCATTACCAGCATTACCAATGGTAACATTTGGTGGAGTGTTATATCCTGTACCAGCAAGTGTTACAGTTGCCTGTGATATAGCACCACTAGAATCTACTTGTAAAGTTCCAGTTGCTGTTTGTCTAGTAGTAAGAGAAAGATTTAGTGTTGTAATATTACTAAACTGTCTTTCAACATCATCAATCTCATCAATACCTGTATCAAACTTATCAGCACCTTGCTCATATATCTCAGCAGTGAGTTGATAAAAATACTGTTTACCTAACTGGAAAAAAGGATTCTCTCTTTCTACATACTTGACTTCATAGAGATCTTCTGTCAATGGAAAGTATATTAAATCTCCCTCATTAGGTCTACCATCTACAGCAAGACTCAATGCAGGATTAGCAGACTGTTCCCATCTTCTTCTTGATACAACAAAGGTTATCTCATCAGTTATTCTTAGACCAAACTTACTTACAAACTCTGCACCTGCACCAAAACCTTCTACGTTCACAAGGAACATCTCTATCATATAACTCTGATTAAATTCAGACTGTATAACTTCCCCTAACGTCTTATCTTTCAGATGCACTCTAGGAATATAAAACACATCAGATCCAAACAACTTGATTTGTTCGTCAACCAAGTCTTGTACAAGATTCTGTTCGGTGGCAACACCACCGTGTTGAGGAAAGTATACTTTTTTCATCCGATCATGTCAAATGGTGGTAATTCGTATGTAGAGAATGACTTCTCTTCTATCTCTGCAATTTCTTTTTGAGCATCTTCAAAAATTTCTCTACCATTAATGGCAACTCCACCAGGAAGTTGGATGCCATTAAACTTAATTAGGTTCTGACCCCACTGTCTTTTGATAAGGGCAGTAGCATATTTCTTTAAGAAGATGTCACTATAGACTTGAGTGTATGTATCAGGATCTAATGCTCTATGACATTCAACAATGACATGTACATCTTCATCTAACATGTCCTTACCAACATCAATATAAAGTCTGTCCTGTCTCATGTTAAATCTGAACTGAACAAAAGCACCATTGTTTAGAACCATATCCATAGTCTCCATCCAAGTTTTAACCATGTAATAGTTAAGAAAGTCTAGAGATCCTACAGCATATAGATCGTTTAGAAAGATCTGATACTCAATACCAAACAAATTATTTCTAATTGCGTTACTAGCAAGACCAAATACTTTAGTCACACCAACTACATCCGCAGGTAGTTCAAGGTATCTATCCCTGACTTCCCATTTTGTACCACTAGCTAGAGTGGTTGTTGTGTTCTGTGTTTCAAATTTTGTCTCATCAGCAGCAGTAAATAGATGCTTCATATAAGCAAGTTCAGTGCCATCGTAGTGTCTCATACGATAATACTGAAGTGCATCGTCTATTGCATCCTCTATCTGATCATCGTCAACATTAATCTCCAACACTGGAAAACCTAACTTTCTAAGACAGTAATCTTTAAATTCAGCTCTACTGGCAGGTTCTGCCATAACATTTACCTACAATTTCCCTGAAGGTATTTATTCATTTATTTCACCTCAACTCTTTTAAAATCTGATTCAAACATTACATTTAGACACCATCTCTGTTTGTGATGTGGAGCACCAGTACCTCCATGCAGTGTATTTGAAGGAAACATTATAGCATTTCCTTCTTTTGATTCGTAAAAATATTCTCCATCACCAGGTATAACAACTCTAGTGCCATGCTCAGGTCCTGTACTATTAAGATAGTAAACAATGCTAGTATACTTAGTATCTTCTTCGGAATGATCTACATGGAGACTTCCATGAGAAGCAGAACTATAATAGTTCCAGAATATTCTGAATAAATGTGGAGAGTTATGTAAATAACCTGCCTTCTTTGCTCTCTTGATACAGATTTTCATTACAAGTTTTGCAAACCCATTAAGTTCTGCGTAGTATTCTTCCATTCTTACTGCTCTATTAGCATCATAAGTTCTCTGAAGAAAACCTGCATCAGAAGTATAACAACATTTGCCTTCTAATACGCCAGGATATGTTGGATCATTTATGATATTACAATCTTCTCCACGATGATCATATGCAATCTCCCAACCATTAGTATGGCGTAGTATTTGAACTAAGTGAAAATTAATTTCTGGTGATAAAATATCCGTAAAAGATATTAACTCTCTTTTCTCCATCAAAATCCCCAACAAACAAATGAATATCTTTCTCCCTTAGTTACCTCTTGAACTCTATGAGGATAAAGATAACAACTAGGAAATATCAATATATCTCCTTTATCTAATTTTATTTCAAAGTCATCCCAAAACACTAAACCACCACCCTCATAATCAGAATGATCATTCAAAGCACCTATGACTGATAGCACAGGTATTCCTCTCTTCTCTCCATCAAACAAAGATTGTATATGATCAAAGTGAGGTCTCATCATAGTTCCCTCACTATACCTATTCAAACGTATACTAGACCAGAACTTAATCATATTAAATGGATTTGCTTTTACAGCTTCTTGTCCTTGATATAAATTTGTTCCTTGTTCATGTTGTAGTAATTCTGGCAACATTATCATATATGCTTTCCACACTTCAGAAATATGCATGACAAGTTGCTGCTGAACTATGTCTGGTATACCAGCACCATAAACAACATCCAATTCTTTTTGTTTATGTGAATAAGATTGAACTTCATGATGAGAATACCATTCATGAGTTTGCCATGGCCATTTTTTTGATTTTTCTACAATACTATCACAAAGTTCTGGAGCAATAATATTATTTTTAGCAATAAGATTTCTTAATTGTACATCCATAATTAAAGCACGGGTAACATTCCTAAACAACCATTTTCTGACATAAGATCTAATGATACATCAAATCCTATAGTCAATCTTGTATCTGAGAACTTATCTAAACAAACCACTCTATGTTCTCTTTGACCAAGACCAAAATATATATGAACTACTTTGTTTTCAATTTTATAATCTCTAAAATCAGTAACAGTATTCTTTGGATCTATACTTATATATCCATGATAATCCCAGTCA